GAACATCGATCCCATATTAGTAACAGAACTCACATTCCAAGAACTAATGTCTCGGTTGAATGCATCTGCGCCGCTGAACATAGCACTCATATTAGTAACAGAACTCACATTCCAAGAACTAATGTTTCGGTTGAATGCAGTAGCACCGTTGAACGCATAGGACATATCAGTAACAGTACTCACATCCCAAGAAGCAATGTCTGGGTCAAGCCCAGTATTTGCGTAATTGTTCCAAGCTTCTTTTAATGTTGTTATGGGTGCTTCGGTGACAATACCAAAGTTTGGGACAAAAGTATAACCAGCAGTGAGCGTGATATCTCCTTGCGGCGCGCCCGCAGCAGTAGCGGTATTTGTTAGTGGGTAGTAATAAAGACCATCCTCGATGATAATAACCGATGCAGAACGGCTCAAGGTAGAATTACCTAAGCTGTCGTTTGCATCTAGCGTTACTGTAGCAGTTTCAACGCCTTCTACAACACTCTCATCAAGCGCAGTGAAACCGAAAGAATATGCTCCGTTTGTGACGGTAAGCGTGCCTGTCAAAGACGCTAAACTGATATCCTCAACACTAACTCCTGAGATAGTGTATCCGACAGTGGTCCCCTCGGGGACGTTGACTGTTGTACCGGAAAAAATAGCAGTAACACCATTTCCTTCGGCCAGATACGAGACGTTAAACGAAGGCTGTAACCAACTTGCAGCACCAGATCTTCTCGCTGCCCTGTAAGTCCTTCTGGTGGATCTTGCCGAAGCCAAAATAGCTTCCAAGCCAGAGCGTAGATTCCTAGGCCGTGGCGGTGTTCTTGCAGCAATACGAGCAGCTCGAGCTGCAGCGATTGTTGCGAATAAGTTTGAATCATATGGCATATGATTAATCTCCTTTGTGTGTTTGTTGCTCCTATTTGAGCGACTTTATTTATATAATTATCAACTTTCAAGTAAAAAAAAGGGACTCCGAAGAGTCCCTTATAGAGCAGATCCTTTAAAGGATTCTTTTTCTTAGAGGATCAGCATGTTGTCGACGCGGAAAATACGGTAGTACTGGTTGCTCTTAGCAGCAGCCAAGCCATCAGCAGGTGTTTGACCAACGAATGGGTTAGAAGCCATGCCGTAACGAGTCTTGAAGCCAATCTTAGGTTGGAAAGTATCTTCAGCGACTGCGCGGAACATTTGCAGAGGAACGTAAGGACAGTAGAATACACCGGCGTCATAAGGATTGGTGCCTTTGTAACCAACAGTTACATAGTCAGCAGTCGCATATGGGTCGATATAAACTCGTGTACGACCGTTAAGAACACCAGCAAAAGTAGAGCCAGTATCGTCAACTTGTAGGTTAGCTGAGATTGCAGGAGCGTAGTCCAACATGCCAGCAGCGGCCAAAGCAGTAGCAACATCTGATGAACAGATGATGAAGTTACCTTTACCACGACGAGTGTCTTTAGCGATTTGGTTAGCTTCACGTTCGATTTGAACCATCAAGCCTTTGAACTTCTCAACAGACCAACGGCCATCAGCGTCTGTAGACAGATCGAAGATACCAGGAATGGTAACGTTTGAGCTTTGTGCGCCCATCTTAGCTTGTGAGTTGATCGTACGGATAACTTCACGGTTGATTTCAGCCAAGATTTCTGTTGAAAGAATGTTAGCGAGTTCAGTTTCAGCGTCAAGACCGTGAATTGCTTTCAAGTCTTGTGCGAGTTCGATTGAGTATTCAGCTTTGAGAGCACGTGACTTTGCAGTTACAGTAGCTTTCTCAATGGTGAAACCCATTTCTGGGAAAGTTGACCCAGCAAGACCAAGACCTTCTGCATCAGTAGTCGGAAGACCGCCGCCGAAGTCAGGGCCAGAAGCTGAATCAGTAGTTGCCAAACCAGCAAGACCAGAAGTGTCTTGTGCTTGAGTAGCAGCTGAATCGCCAGAGAAGTATGAAGGCGCTTCGCCGAACAATGCTTCGTCGCCAGAAGTAGTTGCACCTTGCGTAGTCTTGAAACGTGACTTCATTGCAAAGATAAGACCAGTAGGACCAGACATGGGCTGAACACCACAAACGTCATATGCCATCAGATTAGGCATTGCACGACGAACGAGTGCGATCAGTACTGGGTTCCAGTTAGCAACAGCACCTGTAGTAGTAGGTGATGCTTCGTTTAACAAAGAAGACGATTCGTCAGATTCACGAAACGCAATTTCTTGGTTTTCTAAAATAGCAGCAGTAACTGCTTTACGGTGATGATCAGTGATTTTACCAGCTGATTCTTCGTTGAGCACTGGGCTCCACTTTTCAATTAATTTATCGTAAGAAATCATTAGTTATTACTCCTTGTTTGCTTTCTTAATAGCTTGCAGATAACGATCCATTGATGAACTAGATTCAACAATAACAGCGTCATCGCTCCAGTCTTCTACAATCTCTTCGACTTCGGTTGAAATTTCTTTCGCAAAGTAAGATTCTTTAACAGTCTTAACTTTATGTGCGAATGATTCTTCGTCTTCAAAATCGAGAGATTCAACTAGAGAGCGCAGCTTTTCTACTTGAGTTTGTGCGAGGTCGCCAGCAGCTTCACGGATAACCGCTTCGCGCATGTAACCTTCGAGTTGTTGTGTTAGAGCCATGGCGGACTCAGTTGTTGAATTCAGTTTTTCTTCTAATTCTTCAACTGAAGATGCTAACTCATCTACTAAGTCAACCTTGGATTCTGGAACATCAATGTAAGATTCAACAAACAATTCTTTAAGATTGTTCATGAAACCTTCAGCGATTTCTGTTCGTAGACCTTGTTCGATAGCAACTTGGTTATCAGTCATCCACTGTTCTACTACGTAGTTTAGGTAGGTATCAACTTTCTCGACCAAATCGTTGCGAGTAGCTTCGACTTCTTCTTCGAGTTTTGATTGATATTCTTCTTCTAATCTTTCTACTTCTGTAGAAATTTTAGAATTAATTGCAGCTTCAAAAATAACTGCTGTTTTTGCTTTGAACTCATCAGAAAGCGTAGCTTCTGATTCGACCAATGCGTTGAGATCATCTGAGAAATCGTAAGCAGTTTCGGGCAATTCAATTGCTTCGTCTTCTACCATTTCACCGAATTCTTCATGCATTTTAGCATAAGCGGCAGCAAGCTGCTCTTTTTTCATTCCAGACATTTTACTGTACATAGCATTAATCATGCCTGCTTTAGTTTTTGGTGCTGGATCTTGTTTGGTTTGATCACCCTTACGAGTTGAAGCCTTTGAAATAGACTTGTCTGCTGCAGCGACGGACGCTACAGATTGGTCTTCAGCTTTCTCAGTATCATGAGTTTGGGCTTCCACGATTTCGTTGTCCTCATCGTGAAGCTCTACATTTACTTGATCAGTCATGCGTACTCCTTAATTGTTATGATTTGAGCAACGAGAGGAAATTTTTAAACTCACGAGCTTGGATCTCATACAGATCAGACCGCGGAGCTTTCTTAATTTCTGTCTCCATTTCTTCAATTACTTGAGGTTCAATAATGCCATTATTCCAGACCCATTCAACACCTTCCATTATTCCATTTACGAAAGCTGCTGGTGCAGATGGATCTTGTACGATATCAACCGTACTAAGAATAAAGTCGTCTTTGACGACCATTGTGCCACTACGTTGTTCAAGACTACCCATACCACGAGTTGAAACACCTAGTCTAACACCGCCCTCGAGCAAACCTTTAACGATTTGGCCCATAGGAGTATCTAATATAGATGCCTTTCCAATCACATCATTACCTTTCCACTCAAGAGAAGTAATGAGGTGAGAAACTTTGTCGAGGTTAATGGTTGGCCCTTCAGGGTGATTTAACTCACCTACTGCTCTGCCTTGATTAACCTGTTCAGCCACGTATTTACCTACAGCCCTTTCCATTATGGCTCTGGGATATACACGACCATTGCGATTCTTTTGTTCTGCCTGTGCGAATATACCTTCAATAGCGAAGGTCTTGCCGCCGGATTTCGTTGCTTCTGTGATAACTTCTAACTCGTTATCAATAAATTCAGCCATCAACTTCATTATCGCATTCCTTTTAATTCTTTTGCAAATTGCACACCTGCTTTCTCTGCTTCTCTTTGAGTAGAGAAGGTGTCCAATTTATCCTTGTCGATATAAACAACAAATTTATTTTTAACCTTCAAGACAGTAACATTAATCTTATTAGTTTTCTTAGAGAACACTAAATCGCCAGACATATTTTTGGCCTTGACTGCTTCTGATATTTGCTTAAAAGTCTTCATTGTTTTTTATTTATAATAAATTAATCTTCAAGGTCTGTATCTTCTAAATCAGCTTCGTCAGAGCCATAATCTTGCTCTAAACCCTGTTCTAATTCAGAGAATACTTCATCTTCTGATGATTCTTCTGAGCCGTAATACTGTGCAGCGACAGCAATTCGTTGTTGCTCAAGCGCGTCTTGAATTCGGTCACCAAGTAATGTAGAGAATGTTTCGCCCGCTTGGTTAAATTCTTTGTCGGATATGCTGTTGATTAAATCTTCGATAGACGCTTCTGGGGTCGCGGCGTCAACTTCAACTTCATGTTCGCTCATATTAAAATCCTTATTCATTATTTAAAAAATTATTTAGCCGGTTCGTTAGGCTCTTCTTTCGGAGCCGGTTCGGGAACCGATGGCGCTTCATCTGCCGGAGCTTCTTGTTCGGGCTCTGGCAGCTCACCCGCTGCAAACTCTTGATCTATCTCTTTTTTCATTTTCGCGATATCTTCTTCCGATAATCGCATGACATTTTTCATTACCCATTCTTTAGAGAAATAATCACCAACAAATTGCTGCACTTCATTCATTGTACCCAATCTGTCTCTTAGGATTTCGGCTTCTTTCAGTTCAGAGAAATAATTGTCTTTAACAAAATCAACGACGATTTCTGCTTTCCATTCATCCCAATCTTGGTCGGTAATAATTCCTTTTATGATCAATTGCTTTCGAAGAATACCCAAGAATACCTGTGAGAATTTACGGCGAATACGATCGATAAATTTCTGAAACTTAACCTCGTCTCGAGTAATCTCTGTTGACCGCCCAAGAGAAAACTGTGCTTCTTGTTCGAGACGATTGATAGGCACATTCAAAGCGCGATACAACCGTTTTTGGAAATAAACAATGTCGTCTATCTGACCGAGATTATCTCCTCCAGGAAGAGTAGAGATCTCAGTCCCACGACCACCTTCTCTACGAGGCAACCAAAAATCTTCGAGCATAGACATATGCTTTCGGTCGTCTTTGAGTTCACCTGTTGATGCGTCATAAACCAATTTGTTGCGATACTTCGCCATGATGTTTTTCATATATTCTTCGGCTTTACCACGTGGTAAACTACCGACATCGATATAGAAGATACGCCTTTCCGGTGCTCTCGCGAGACGATAGATGACTAAAGAGTCTTCCATCATACGCAACTGATTAATTGGCTTTAACGCTTTATGGATGTGTGATATTACTTTCTTTCGACTTTCGTCCAAAAGTCCAGAAGTAACGTAACTGACCGAATCGGGAGAAAGGCGAACACCAGAATTTGATTGACCTGGTTTTTCTTCAAACACATAAAACTCGTCTACTGTGTCGACCAATTTCGCACCAGTGATAGGGTCTTTCTTGTATTTGATGTTCTTCACTTTTCGTATACGGGCAGAGTCGATACTTCTGATCTCTTGTATACCAGCTTTTAAATTTGACTCATTAACCAATAGATGATGATAAATTCTTCCATCTACATACCAGCTTCGAAATATATCGTGACCGAGTTCATTGAACTTCAGCATAGAGACGATATTTTCAAATTCTTCTGTTATTTGGTCTTTGATTTTGTCGGGCGCGTCAACCTTGTCTAGACTAAGTTCGACGTTAGATTCTAGTTCTGATGCGCTAATAGATTCGTTAACAATTTCCTCGATTGCCATATCTACTTCTGGGTGCATTGCTACACCACGATATCGCAATACTAACTGATGGTTGTCCTTTGAGTTGTCCCCATCCATATTGATGTACTGGCCATAATGTCCAGCTGCAGCAGTTACATACCCCGCCCCATCTTCATCAACAGGTGGTACAATAGAAGGAAGTTTCGAACCTGTCGCCTGTGTTTTGCCGGCGCGCTTAATTTCAAATCCGAAAAGTTTTAATACTCGATCATCAGCCATTTGGTTTCTCTAATAATAATTATAAAAAATAAAGGGAGAGGTATTTCACTCTCCCTTTATTTAGTGTCAAGTTAAGATGTCGTGTTTGATTCCCAGTATTGTACTTGGAACTCAACAGTGAATCTTTCGATTTCATCTACTGATGTATATGCTACGTCGATAGGTGAAACCAAAGTCGGGAAACAGCCTCGAAGATTATAAGTCTTCAATACTGATGCGTCTTTGTCCAATTGCTCGACCAACAAGTCTGATTGATAATCAGTTGGGTTGGTAAGACCAGTGTTAGCTGAATGTGCGTTAATGCCATTCATCCAACGCTCCATTGAATCGCGAACAGTGAAGTCTGTATCATTGATAACAGTCACGGTCCAAGGTTCGAATGTGCGATCACCAGCAATCTTTAACTGACGACCACGGAAAGGTACTGTAATAAGACCAACCGTAGACCCAGGTAATTGTGCTGCTTCGCAGAGGAAAGACGTCAATTCTGCGTCTCCTGCTGCAAACTGCGGAAAGTTAATGGTTGCTTTGAACAGATTTGGTCTAGCACCACCACCACGCAGTTTTGATTTAAAGTCATCGACTCCTAAA